ATCACCATTACTATCACCATTACTATTACTATCACCATCACTATTACTATTACTATTACTATCATAATCACTATTGTAACCACTGTCACAATCACTATTGGAAAGATTTTCATAGTCAATAACGCTTAATTCATTATTATTTATATTAATTAGTGATATTTTTTGATTTATATATGAACATTTATATTTTGAACTGATATATATTTGAATTTTAGTTTTTAAATAAATAATTGTCATATCCTTAATTAAATTATTTTGATTATCATCAAATACTTTAATATAGAACGTATTATTATCATTGTTTAACAAAGGAAAATATTTAAAAGTATTATTAAAAAAAGTTTTAATATCATTGTTTGAATTAATAATATTTTCAACAATGGAAGATAATTTATTATCTAAATTATTTAATTTATAAATTAGTTCTTCATCAAATAATGAAAAATAAATAATGTTATTTTTAATTTTCATTATTTCAAGGTCATTATAATTAATATAATCATCAATTTCTAATAAATAAATTATATCATCGCTATTTTTAAAATTATTAATTGATAAAATTGAATTTTTTATTTCTGTATCATTTAAACTTAATAAACACATAAAAAAAAATAATATTTAATATTTAAATATTTTTAAAATTAAAAAAAATTATAAAATTTTAATATTTTTAATTAAATAATTTAATCACCATTAGAATTATCACCATCTGAATCATCACCGTCTGAATCATCACTGTCCGAATCATCACTGTCTGAATTATCACTATCTGAATTATCAGAAGATTTTTTATCATCTGTTGAATGATCGGTATTAGTATTTTCTTTTTCATCAAATTTAAAAACACTATTAACAGGAGAAATCATAGAACTTTTCTTATATAATTGATTAACAGCATTATTATTATTATTTGATTTTGTATATTGTTGTTTAATAAAAATAATTTCAACAAAATGGCAAAAAGATCTAACACCACATTCAACAACCTTTTTAGGAATTGATTTTTCATTTTGAAATTCATAACTAATTCCATATCTATAATAAGAACCAGGTCTGCAATATTTTTCAAGTTCTTCAGGAGTTTCAATAATTAAATCATTAGTTGGTTGTCCATAATCTTCAATAAATTGAGTTAAATTTTCTTCATCATCTAAATCATTATTATTATATTCATCAGGCTTTTTAGTATCTTCATTAATATAACGAATACCATCAACATCGCCGGTTAAATCTTTAGAAAGAACAACTTCACGATAAATAACTCTAATACTAAATTCTTTTTTTTCCTCAATATCATCTTTATATTTAATTTTCTTATGTTCTGTTGAACCTTGTGGATAATTAATTTCAAATTCTAAGCTATTTTTATGTTCTTTAAGTTTATCACCTCTCATAGTAGGCTTATTTTTTGGAAAAATACGGTTATTCATATTTCGTCTATTATTATCATCAAGTTTTTCATCATTATAATATGGGAAATATTTAGGTCTAAAATTTAATCTCATTCCAAAAACATTTTCATCATTTTGTTTTTCTTTAATGCAATTAATAAATTGAAATAATTCTTTCTTAGTTTCTTTACCTTTTTTATCTTTAATTTCATATAAAGTATTATTTTCATAAATCTTTTCTTTTTGTTCTTCATAAGAAGTTTCAAAAATTTCATGGTCATCAATAATTAATTTGGAATTATTATCATTTTTATCCAATCTTGTATTAAAACAATTTCTTTGTTCTCTTGTAATATTAAATTTACCTCCTTCTCTTGGAAGAGGACCATATTGTTCTTTAATAAAATGTGTAATATAATAATCGGTTTTATTAGCTTCTTCACCATTATCATTAACAAATGTTAAAGGAACATATGCTTTCTTACCATTATAGGTAGAAAGTTCATTAAGAGTGGGATAAACAGGTTTAAATTGAGTGAGCATTCTTAACAATTAATATTATCTATTTTTTAATTATATTTTATTTTTAAAATTTATTTTCAATTTTTTTTTCAATTTTTTTTTATAAATATAGAGGATAAAAATTGAAAATATATAAAAATAATATAATATTAAGATTATAATTAAGATGAATTTAAGTAAATTTGTTGAAGATAATTTAGATAATTTAATAGATGATTTAGTAGATAAAGAAGAAAATGTAGATAATAAAGAAGAATTAATAGAGTATGAAGAATATAATGAAGAATTAAAAGAAAATAATAAAATAGAAAATCAGAAAATATTAAATGATAAATATTATACATTATTATTAAATAAATTTATGGAATATTATAATAAGAGATATGAAGATAATAAGAATTTATATTCGGGAATAAAGGATGATAATGATACAAATTTACAGATGGAGTTATTTTATAAAGCAATGTATAGATTAAATGATTTTAAGGAATTGACGGGTATATTAAATAATTATGATTGTATGGAATGTATTTATGAGGTTGAAGATTTTATATTAATTGAAAATTTTGAGGATAAGTATGTATTGGAATATGATAATAATAAAAAATATTGTCAATGTTTATTAATAGTATTAAATTATATAATAATGAATAATATTAAGGATTGGATTATATTTGATTTAACAGAAGAATAAATTTATTTAAATAATTAAAAGTATAACTATTTATAAGATGGAGACTGATTCACAGATAATTCGTAAAATTAAAAAGAACCTTAAGAAAACAAAAGTCATTAATATTGATGATATTGATGGTTCAAAAATATCAAATACAAATGATTTAATGTCGGATAATGAGGAAGATTTTAATATGGATGAACTTGGAAATAGTGAATATGTGGAGTATGCAGAAATGGATGAATTAGTAAAATTAGTAGAAATGTATACAGATATGGATGATGAGAATAGAAAATTAAAGATAGATATGAATGAAAAAATTAAAAATGATAAAATTAGGAGTAAAAAATTAGAAAAAGATAAAAAATTAATAGATGAAAAAATAATGATTCATTTAGAAAAAATGGGTGAGGGTAGAATTATATTAGAGGATGGTAAATTAATTAAAAATACATATGTTAAGCAGGCACCAATAGATACTCAAATGATATTAAATGCATTAAATGAAAATGACGTAAAAAATCAAAAAGTAATGAAAAGTATTATTCAATCAATTGAAAAACAAAAAAAGATAAAAGGGACAAGAAGAGAACAATTAAAAAGAACATTTAATAGGAAAGATAAAAAATAATTATTTAAAATAAAAGAATAGAGTCTAATGGTTTAAATTTAACTTCAATATTACTATAATAAGTTGGTAAAAGATAATCAGAATCATAAATATCATAATAAGTAATAATAGAGGGTTTATATTTAGAATAAAGAACTTTATCTTTAGTTTTAAATCTATAAACAAGATTATCAGTATTAATAGTAGTATCACTAGTATCACTTGAAACACTTGAACTGGTTGAATCGCTTGAAGAAGAAGTATCAAAGTATTTTTTCTTCTTTTTTTTACCTCCAGATTGCTTTTTTAAGAAATTAACAAAGTTTTTATCATTTTTATCACATTTATAAGATGAAATCTTATATGATACATCATTATTATTAAGTGTTTCTTCAACTTTAAAGTGAAATAATTTACCTCCTTTTTGTAAGGAAAATAAACTTTCAGGAACATATTGTTTAGTATTTTTAGATAATTTGTCCCATATATTTTGTGCGGCTTCTAATGTATCATTATTGGAAGTTTTATATTGATTGTCAATTTGGGGATTAACAAGGGTAAATGTCATTATATATAAAATATATAAAAAAATTGAATTATAAATTATATTTTATTTATAAATATAAATAAAATGAAAACTAATTATGACAATAAGATTTTTTATGCTGAAACTTGTCATTCCAAGCCGTTCAAAGATATAATTGAAATATTAAATGGAGTAGTTCATGAAGTAACAATGGTGGTTAAAAAGAAAAAGGAAAAAAAAGATGATGAAGAAGATGAAGAATTTTATGGTTTAGAAATAGCAACATCAAATGATAGTAAATCAATATTTATAAAATTACAATTTAAAGGTAAACAATTTAATAAATTTTATACAAAATATGATAAGGAAGAGATTGGAATTAATTTAGAACATTTAAATATTCATATTAAGCCGATTGAACCATCAAGTATATTATCATTATATATAAATGAGAAAGATAGACAAACAATTAGAATTGAGGGTTCAAATGAAAAAGAGGAATCATTAACAGTAAGTAATTTTAAAAGAATGGAATTAGAATATAAAGAAAAAAAACCGAGGGTAATACCATTTGATGTTAGTATTACAATGAAGAGTTCATTATTTAATAAGATATGTAAAGAAATGAATAATATTTCTGATTATGTAGAAATAAAATGTTTAAAAAATAAATTTATATTTTCGTGTAAGGGTGATTGTGGCACAAAAGAGAAAATTTATACTGAAAAAGAAGGAGGAATAAGTATTGATTGGGATGATAATATAAAATGTAAAATTACTCAAGGTATTTACGAGTTAAAGAATATTATATTATTTAATAAATGTGCTCCATTAAGTAATCAAATATTAATTTTGATGAAGAATGATGATATTTTAAGTATTAAATATGTAGTTGCTGATTTGGCTGATTTAGTTATTGCATTATCACCAGTAGATGAAAAAAAAATATCACAAGATTATGATTTTAGTGATGATGAAGATGATATATTAATGAAAAGTGATTAATAATTAATTAAAATAATTAAATATTTATATAAAAATTTTTTTATTATTAATTTTAAAATTGTGGTTTATGAATTTTAATTCTCACAGAATAATTTTGTAATAAATTAAATATTTTATGTTCCAAAATATTTTCAATTTTGTTAGAAATATTTTTAATTATATCATTAGAAAACCAAATTTGAATAATTTGATATGAATTATTTTCTTTATCTTTTTTGGGTAAAAAAGCAAAACCATTTATATCAGTTTTTCTATTATTAAAAGGTTTTAACAATGTTTTATTAATAATATTAATTAATAATATTTTAAAAACATTTAAACTTTCTTCTAAGTTAAATATTTGAATATTAATTCTTCCAGCTCCTCGATTTTCTTTAGATTCCCATAAAGGAGATATTTTATTTTTCATAAGAAAAAAGTTATAAGTTAATAATTTTTCTTTTTTTTTAATTAAAGAATTAAATACTTCAGGAATATCTTTCCATTTTTCAATATTAAAAATGTTTTCAAAATTATCAATATTATTCCAATTTTCATAATTATTATGAAATAGATATATCTTATACATATTTTCAAGTTTTGTATCTAATAATTCATCAACATTATTAATATTTTTAATTTGCAATCTATTATTATTTAAATTAGGTTTAATAATTTTAGATTTTTTTTTATTAGATTTAAAATATTTATTATCTATTTCATCATCAATTGATTTAGAAACATTATGTTCCTTATAATCGTCATCAAGAATACCAAACCTTGACATATTTATATTATTGATTTACATTATATTTTTTAATTCAATTTTTTTTTATAAATAAAATATTGATATAAGAGATATAATATTATTATTTGTATTGTTATAAATATTACGATTAATAATTGATAATTTTTTAATAATATTAATAATTTTATTTTTGTTGAATATATGATAATTGTTATTAATAATAAAATCAATTAAAATATCATACATTTCAATAATAATTTCATTAATTAATAAATTATTTATTTTAATATAATTGGAAATATTAATAATGCTATTATTTAAATTATTATTTTTAACATAATTAAATATATTAATTATATTTTTTTTAGATGGATATAATATTAATTTTCGTATATCATTAACTTTAATAACATCCTTTTTATAAATATTTAATGAATTAAATATATTTAACATTTTTCTTAAATCTCCATTACAATATTTATATATAATTTGTAATGAATTTTTAGTAATATAAAAGTTTTCTTTTATAAATATTGTTTCAAGATAATTCATTAAATAATCTTTGGTTAAAGGATTAAATTTAAAAATAATAAATCTGGATTGTAATGGCAATATAATTTGTTTAATATAATTACATATAAAACAAAATCTAACTTTATGAATATATTTTTCAACAATTTTTCTTAAAATATTTTGTGCTTCAATAGTCATAGAATCAACTTCATCTAAAATAATTAATTTATATTTAGTATCATTATATAGTAATTTACAAAATGGTTCAATTTTATCACGAATAGTTTGAACACCTCTTTCTTCAGAAGCATTAATATTAATAACATAATTATCATAATCGTTATTATAATATTCTTTAATAACAGCTAATATTAAAGATGTTTTTCCTAAACCGGCTTTACCATAGAATAGTAAATTAGGTAAATTATTATTTTTAAGAAAATTATATATAGTATTTTTTATTCTATCGTGTGATATAATATTAGAAATATTTTGTGGTCTATATTTTTCACTCCAAGGTTTATTTATTTTAGCCATTAATCATTTATAATAATATAATTTTATATTTATTCAATATTTTCAATTTTTAAAAATTGAAATTAATATTAATAATGTAAATAAAATAAGAATATAGATATATAATATATAAAGAAATGAATAATAATGATAAACCTATATATACTTATGAAACGGCTACTATTAAAGCCATTAAGTTTTCAGTATTAACAAATAAAGAGGCTTTACAAATGTCAGCTTTAGATCATAATAAAGATGGTATTGAAACATCAGATTTATATGAGCAAAGTAATGAGCCAATTGAAAATGGTTTGTTAGATAAAAGAATGGGTGTAAATAATAATTCATATTCTTGTGAAACTTGTCAATATAAGATGAATTATTGTGATGGTCATTTTGGTCATTTAAAATTAAGCAATGAAGTTTTTAATATTAAATTCTTTGATGAGGTAATAAATATATTAAATATATATTGCACTCATTGTTCTTCTTTATTATGGAATAAAAGTTATGATGAATTATATGAGATTGTAAAAAAAAAAAAAAATAAGGAAAGAATTAAGAAATTAAAAGATGAAATAAAATTAAAAAATTGTCATAATTGTAATACACCTGTTGGAAAAGTTAAGGGTGAAAAGAAAAATGGTGAGATAATTATTAGTATTGAAAGAGAAATAAATGGCAAAACAGAAATTGAGAAAAAGTCAACTAAACAGGTTCATAATATATTAAAGAATATTAAAGATAGTGAAAGTGAAATTTTAAATATCACATGTCATCCAAAAGATTTAATGTTAGAAATTTTGCCAATACCTCCAGTATCAATAAGAACATCATATCAAGGTGATGCATTAAGTGATTCTATTCAAGAAAGCACATTAACAATGAGTTTAACAAAAATTTATAAAACAAATATGAATGTAAAAAAGCAAAAAGAAAAAGAAAAGGAAAATGATACATTAATAAAACATTCAAAAGCACATGTAGATCAATTACAAGCAGAAATAGCGTGTTATATAGATAATGCATCATTAAAAACAAATAAACCAGGTTCAACAAATCAGTATGCTTCAATAGTAACAAAAATAAAAGGTCCAAAAAATCAAGGAAAAAAAGGTAGAATTAGAGGTAATTTAATGGGCAAGCGTGTTAATCAATATGGTAGAACAGTAATATCGCCAGATCCATTATTAGATATGAATCAGGCTTATGTTCCAGTATCAATTGCAAAAAATTTAACATATCCTGAAATAGTAACACCAAATAATATTACAAAATTAACAAAATTAGTTCAAAATGGGAGTAATATATATCCTGGAGCAAATTCAATAACATCTAATAGAACAGGAAATCAAGTTATAATTGATAATAACAAGTCAATTGAATTAAATATGGGTGATGTAGTAGATCGTCATTTAATGGATGG